AAATTATAGGGTTTTATCTAATATAGGTGTAAATATATTAAATTTAATATATTTGAGTATATATAAATGAAAAACGTAATTTTTTTAATTTTTGTGATTCGGAAAGGAGATAGTCCAATGGACGACGAAAAATACGCAGATGAGTTGTTCGAGGAAGCGCGAGTATATTTTCCGTTGCTGTTTAAAAAAGTTGCCCGCTATCGGGTATACGCTCCTATGGCGCTTTTGATTGAGTTACCCGACGGAAAGACGTTCCTGTTCGATTCGCTCAATCAAACCACTACACGTATGCCCGACGATGCTAATAGCATGACTAAAGAGCAGACCGGGCGTGTGTTTGGTATTTTGCTTCGAAGAGCCATGGCGCGAAAGGGATTCACCCAGATGGACCTTGCCGAGGCGACAGGTTTACGTCAATACCAAATTTGCAACTATACGTATGGACGAAGCAGTCCGAGCTACTACGCTTTCGATAAGATCGTGAGAGCGCTCGGATGCAGTGCGGAGGATTTGCGGTATGTAAAATAAAAGTTTACAATTTCCTTCTTGCGGTAGATGGTTTATATCCTGTATAATGGAGCCATCCTAGGAAATACACAAGGAGGTTACAAATGGGATTCAAGAAAAACAAGAAATCGGACATTACGGAAAAAGTCGTGAAGAATGACCGCGGCGAAGAAGTCCACGTTCTCGATGGGCCTGACGGCATAGTGGAAGTCGAGCGAGTCCACATGAAAGACTTCCTGCCAACCGGTGAGGAATGGTGTCCGCATTGTCATGTGCAGTGTAAGCATTATGATGAGGACGAATACTTCAAGTGTCCCGAATGTGGATGGACCATTACCGACTGGGAAATTGAAGAATGGGGCGGTCATCCGACAGAGGCTGCTTCTCATGAAGACGACTTCGGAACCAACTTCGAGGACGCCTTCTCTGATGACGATTGATATTCATTGAACCCCAAGGGTCTGCACTATCACAAAAGTGCGGGCCCTTTTTATTTTTGCTTCGCGAAAATTTCATAGGGTATTATGAGAGAAGAGATAATATATCGGGACCTTGAAAAAATCACGGTATATTGCCTTTTGAACCGAAAGGGGATACTTATGGCAAAAGAAAGTGCTTTTCAGAAAGGTTTAATCAACGATCTGAAGAAACGCTTCCCGGGCTGTATGGTCTTAAAGAATGACCCGAATTATATTCAAGGGATTCCTGACCTTTTAGTTTTATACGAAGGCCGTTGGGCCGCTCTTGAATGTAAAAAAGCGAAGCAGGCGAGCCACCAACCAAATCAAGATTACTATGTCGAGAGGATGAACGAAATGTCATTCTCTCGATTTGTTTATCCGGAAAATAAGGAGAATGTTTTAGATGAACTTCAACAATCATTCCAATCTTGTAGGCCAGCACGCTTTTCTCGGGGCGAGTAAGTACCATTGGCTCAATTACGATGCTACTAAAATTGCAGAAGCTTACCGCGCCGCCCAAGCTGTACAAATGGGCACGAAACTTCATGCGTTTGCCGCTGAATGCATCGAACTTCGTCAGCGGCTTCCGAAATCTCGCAAAACTCTGAACATGTATGTCAATGACGCTATCGGTTACAACCTGAAGCCAGAGCAGGTTCTATATTACTCGCAGAATTGCTTTGGTACCGCTGACGCCATTGATATGCGTGGTGATCTTCTGCGCATCCATGATTTGAAGACCGGCAAGGTGCCGGCTCACATGGAGCAGCTGATGATTTATGCCGCGTTGTTCTGCCTCGAGTACGGCATCAAACCGACTGATATTGATATGGAGCTTCGTATCTATCAGAACGACGATACCGTTGTGCTCAAGCCGGAAGCCAATGATATTTTGGTCATTACCAAGAAAATTATCGAGGCTGACAAGATCGTGAATCAAATCAAAGAAATGGAGGGCTAACCATGTTTGACGACAAACCATCCCTGGACGATGTTATCGCGCATTACGGCGTCGGCAAGATGGACGGCGCTCCTGGCCGTGGTTCGGGTCGCTATCCTCTTGGCTCTGGTGATAATCCGTATCAGCGAGGAGACGATTTGCTGGCCCGTTACGAGGCGTTGGAGAAAAAGGGATATTCCGAAAAAGACATTGCTGAAGAGATGGGCACTAGCACTACAAAGCTGCGTGTTCAGCTTTCCTACGCCAAGAGTCTGCGCCGTATGCAGCAGGTGTCTCAGGCCAAGAAGCTCCGCGACGAAGGAAAGTCTCTGAACGAGATTGCTGAAATCATGGGCTTCAATAATGATTCTTCGGTTCGGTCACTTCTGAATGCGCAAGCTGAGGAGCGCATGAAGCAGTCCTCGGCTACGGCAGAGAAGCTGAAAGAGTTGATTGACACCAAAGGATATTTGGATGTCGGCGCCGGCGCTGAGCGTGAGCTTGGTGTATCCCGTAACAAGCTCGACCAGGCCCTTTATATTCTTGAGATGGAAGGTTATCTCACCTATAAACGCCGCATTCCTCAGGTGACAAACCCGAACCAGAAGACAACGTTGCAGGTGCTTACACCTCCAGGTACGGAATACAAAGATATTTACGACACCAGCAAGATTCATTCTGTTGGCGATTACACCATTTCATACGACAACGGCGACACTTTTCATAAGCCGTTCGAGTATCCCACAAGCGTGAGCTCCAAACGCTTAATTATCAATTACGCCGAGGAAGGCGGCGTTGATAAAGATGGCGTGATTGAACTTCGTCGTGGCGTTAAAGATTTGAGCTTGGGCGACTCCCATTATGCTCAGGTTCGCATTATGGTCGATGGTGCCTACTATCTTAAAGGCATGGCAGTCTACGCTGACGATCTTCCGAAAGGTATCGATATTCGTTTTAACACGAATAAGTCGCTCGGCACACCTATGGAGAAAGTTCTAAAACCTCTGAAGAGAACCAATACCGGCGAAATCGATGTGGACAATCCGTTTGGTTCTCTTATTAAAGAAAAGGGTGGTCAGTATTATTACGATGACCCTAAAGGCAAGTATGTTGACCCTAAGACTGGAAAACGCCAATCTCTTGGAGCTACCAATAAACGTGCTGATGAAGGTGACTGGGGCGAATGGGCTGACAAGGTTCCGTCTCAGTTCCTCGCCAAACAGTCCGAGTCTCTGATTAAACGCCAGCTCAACTTGTCTAAAGAGGACCGCAAGCTTGAATTTGACGAATTGTGCTCGTTGACGAACCCTACCATTAAACGAAAGTTGCTTGAAGATTTCGCAGACGGTTGTGATAAAGCGGCCGTCACTCTGAAAGCTGCGGCCCTTCCTAGACAGAAGTATCAGGTCATTCTGCCTCTTACTTCTGTCAAGGACAATGAGATTTACGCGCCCAACTATACAGACGGCGAAATGGTTGCTCTTGTTCGCTACCCGCATGGTGGCACGTTTGAGATTCCCATTCTGAAAGTCAACAACAAGAATGCCGAAGGCAAGCGGGTCATGGGCACAAATCCTAAGGATGCTGTCGGCATTAACAAGGCTGTTGCGGACCGTTTGTCTGGCGCAGACTTCGACGGCGATACCGTTATGGTTATCCCTACTAATGGTAAGAATAAGATTAAGATCACTTCAACTCCCGAACTCGAGGGCTTGAAAGGCTTCGACCCTAAGCTCGAGTACAAGATTCCTGAGGGCAATCCGAATCATGTGCAGTTGATGACAAAAGACAACACTCAAAAACAGATGGGCGTTGTCTCGAATCTTATCATGGACATGACTCTGAAAGGTGCAACCCCACCAGAGTTGGCACGAGCAGTTCGCCATTCAATGGTCGTCATTGATGCTGAAAAACACAAGCTTGATTATAAGCAATCTGAGGTTGACAATGGCATCGCCCAGCTTAAACGTAAGTATCAGGGCCATCTGGATGCTAACGGTCAGTATCATGAGGGTGCATCGACTCTTATTACGATGGCTAAAAGCGATCAACCTGTGCCCAAACGTCAGGGTAGCGGATACGTCAATCTTCCGGGTGTCAAGGTTAAGGGCGAGGACGCGTACGACCCGACGCAACCTGAAGGTAAGAAGCTGTATAGCACGGCGGATGACCTGTACTATACTACCACCCGGGTCAATAAAAGAACCGGCGAAGTAGTTACCAAACAGAAGATGCGCCAGCAAAAGTCTACCAAGATGGCAGAAACCAATGACGCATACTCCTTGGTGTCCGACTATCGGTCCCGTGCTGAGCTGGCTTATGCCGACTATGCTAACTACCTCAAGAGCATGGCCAATGCCGCCCGTAAGGAAATGAAGGCCACCGGTACCCTGAAGTACGATGCCGCGGCTAAGAAAGCTTATGCACCTGAGGTCGAACGACTGAACGCCGCACTGAATCTGGCTGAGGCTAATAAGCCTCGCGAACGTCAAGCTCAGGCCCTTGCTAACACTCGCATTAAGGAGAAGATGGCACAGGACCCTGAGTTGGCTAATGATAAGAAAATGCTGCGAAAGGTGTCTCAGCAGGCCATTGTAGCATCCCGTAATGAGGTAGGTGCTAAGCGCACGGCAATTGAAATTAGTGACCGTGAATGGCAGGCTATTCAAGCAGGCGCTATCAGTGACAACGTATTGTGTAAGATTCTCGACAATACAGATGTTGATAAGCTGCGTGCGCGTGCAATGCCTCGTGCCACTACCGAACTGAGTGCGGCTAAGAAAGCATTGATTCGGTCTCGCGCTGCTGCTGGTTATACAAATGCTCAGATCGCTGAGAGCTTAGGCATTTCGCCGTCGACTGTGGCTAAGTATCTGTGAGAGGAGGTGGAGTTACTATGGCTCAATGTATGTTGACCACGTTTGACAATCCTTACAATCCATTTGATGACTTCACTAAATGGTGGCTTTGGGATGTCACGCATGGATACAATTCGTGTGGTTTGCTTGCTCATGTTTCTGGAAACGATGAATTGACAGACGAAGAACAAAGCATTGCCATTGAAAAAGCAATTGATTCGATTATCGATTGCGATTTCTTTCACATTTACAAGAAAGTAAAAAGCGATGACAATGCAAATCTGCATGAAAACATTGCAAACACAAAAGAAAAACAGGCTATTTCGGCCTAAGGACTGTTGTTAAGCATAGGGGAGGGGGTCGTGAAAAAATCACCCCCTCCCTACATCGCGGCGGTCTTTGATATTTCTCCGGGGGAGATTTTTGGAAAAACAGTTTAAGGCCCTCCCACCTTGAATTGTGATTCTGTGATATTTCCTCCGGCTTTTTGCAGGGGTCTGTAGGTGACATTGACGATGTACAGCGTCATTACCTCCTTTTCATTCTCCTTTCAGGGTCCGGCTTCGGCCTACAGACCCCTGCAAAAAGCCGGAGAATCCATAGTGAAAGGAGCCGAAAGGGATTGAAAAGAGCTAAAGACCCAATGAAAACTGATAAGAAAGGGACTGTACGCCCGGCACTTACGCCGGAGGCCCGGGAAAACCAGATGATTTCATTGGCTATGGACCTTGTGGAGAAGCGAATACGCGAGGGTACTGCGTCTTCACAGGAAACAACCCACTTCTTGAAGTTGGGCACAACAAAAGCACGTATGGAGAAAGAAGCTTTGAGTAAACAAATCGAACTGTTGCAGGCCAAGACCGAAAGTTTGAAGTCCCAGGCTCATGTCGAGGAACTTTACAAAGAAGCTTTGGACGCCATGCGAAGATACAGCGGGCAGGACGGCGACGATGCTGACGATGCTTAGGACATACACTGAACTTTGCAGATATTCTACATACCTTGAGCGGTTTGAGTATCTGAAGCTCGATGGTGAGGTGGGAGCTGATACGTTTGGGTTTGACAGGTATCTGAATCAGATATTTTACAACTCATACGAGTGGCGCCGATTCCGGGATAAGATCATCGTTCGTGACAAGGGGTGCGATCTTGGCGTTGAAGGGTATGAGATAAATGGGTATTGGAAAGACGGTAGATATATAGCACCGAAAGTCGTTATTCATCATCTCAATCCGATTGCCAAGGAAGACATACTGAATCAAACGGACATTCTTATGAACCCGGAATATGTGATTACCACAGTTCATTCCACCCACATGGCTATTCACTACGGGGATGCCGACCAATTAGAGCAAGGTCCTATAGTCCGCAAGCCTAACGATACTTGCCCCTGGCGATAAGGAGGACTTATGGACAGTATACTTACATCTACGAAAAAACTAATTGGTATACACGAAGATGATACCACCTTCGATATCGATGTCATGATTCACATTAACACCGCATTGTCATTCCTCTGTCAGTTCGGAGTGGGCCCGGCGGCTGGTTTCCGTATACACGATGCCACTGCAACGTGGACAGATTTTCTTGGCAACGACCCGAAGCTGGATAGTGCCAAGGACTATGTCTACCTAAAGACTAAGCTGATCTTTGACCCACCAGCCAGCGCCGCTGCAATTCAATCCATGGAGAACATGATTGATGAAATTGAGTGGCGTCTTACCCATGCAGCCGAATCCGAAACGTAAGGAGGAATCAAAATGTGGGATTACGTCACTGTAAATTCCGGACAAGATTACTTATCCCATCACGGAATTCTGGGTATGAAATGGGGCATCCGTCGATACCAGAATGACGATGGAACCCTTACGGATGTCGGAAAGAAAAGATACGGAAATGCTGAAACTGAATTTTCTGAATTGAATGCCGCCAGAAAAGAATATGAGCAGTCAAAAGACTACTATATGAAAAAGACAGCAGCAGGACTTCTGTATAATCGGAAGGCCACAGATCGGTTGAATAAATCGGTTAAGCGTTTAGCTAATGCTAAAACTGATTTAAACGATGCGAAAGATAGAGTGTCTTTACAAAATCAGAAAAAGAAGGGTAAACGTCAAATCAAGTTAGAGTAATCTTACCGCGATAAGGGCTTGACCAAAGAAGAAGCTGAACTTGCCGCATATAAGCGAGTCAGAACTGAGAAAACCATAGCCATAGTTGCAGGTATGACTGTGGTTGCTGCGGCCGCGTATGTTGGTTATAAGCGCTACGATAATACCGTTGACCGTTTGATAAAATCAGGAACTGTTCTTCAAAATATGTCCAATAACGCTAACCGAGGCGTATCAGATGCTTTTTATGCTTCTTTCGGGAAATATGACAATAATCGCTATCTTGGTTTCTATGGTAGTCAATTGCAAAAGAGTGTTGACTACGGGTTTTCATCGGGTGTCTACAAAACCAACATCAAACTTGGCGATGACTTAAGGCTTGCTTCTCCTAAGAATGCTGTAAACGTTCTCAGACAAACTATGCAAAAAGATTCCCAATTTGCAGACGGGGTTCGGCAGTCCCTGAAGGGGTTAAGTCAGGCATCGCTATCTCCAAATCAAAAGAAAGTATTTGATAAAGCCCTTAAAAGTCTCAATGCTGGCAAAATTGACAATCACGTTTACGAAGCGGTGAATATTGCTTTGGTAGATCATACCCCAAGAGGGCAAAGCATAAGCAGCAAATTCTATGATGCTCTAAAGAAAGCCGGATATGATGCAATTAAAGATATTAACGATTCCAAATATTCCGGCTACAACACAAGAAACCCGATAATTGTCTTTAATGGTTCTGCCAAAACCGCTGTTGATTCGATTTCTTCTATTGGTAAGCAGCAAATAGAGAAGCAACTAAAAGCTGAAATCTATAAAAAGTACGCTGAAGATTTGGTTAAAGCTTATGCCCCCGTCGGTGCGGCTGCTATTGGTATTGGTTCCGCCAGTAAGTTGGCGACTGATGCTTTGACCGAGAAAGCCAATCTGGAGTATGTGAAGAAATATCGTAAAGAGCATCCGAAATCGGAAT